TTCGCCAAGGTCCGCGACCGCCGTGTCGCGCTCCGCCGAGAGCGTGATCTGCGACTGGACGACGGCCAGCGTGTCGTGGACGTCGAGCACCGTGACCGTGTGCTGCCGAGAGCGGGGCAGTGGCCGTGCGTCACGGATGCGGGCGTGCAGCGAGTCGATCTCGACGCGCTGCGCCGCGGTCGTCGACAGGCCGGCGCGGGCGATGGCCCGCACGTCGTAGAGCACCACCGTCACCGAGTCGAGTGCGTTGACGGCGGACTCGGTGCGTGCGTCCGCCGTCCAGGCGCGCCGGAGCATCACGAGCGCGCCGTAGGCCAGCAGCAGCAGGAGGACGACCGTGACCACGGCGGCGATCCGGTCGGCTTTCATGCGGCCCCGACCTCGGCCCACAGCGCCGCCGTGCCCTGATCGTCGACGATGCGCCGCGCTCTGGGAGAGGGTGACCGGCGCAGCGTCCCGAATTGTACGTGCGGCCGATCCACGAACGTCTCGCGTGTCGCTGCGTTGCCGTCCCAGTCACCGCCCCACGTCAGCCCGTTGGCCTGCGCCGCGACGCCCAGCGCCGCCCACCACGCGGCCGGCGCGCCCCAGTGCAGCGTCGGGTGGATGAGGTCTGCGGCGAGCCCGAACTTCTCCCAGTGCCAGCTCTCGTCCGCGTCGCGCGAGTGCGTGACGATGCCGCGCCCGTCGTCCCAGGTGCGGCCGAAGCCGTAGATATGGCGCTGCCGCGCGTTCGTGCGCAGCGTCTCGAAGATGCTCGGCAGTGCGCCGGTCGCCTTCAGCACGTCGTCACACGTCGCGAGCAGCGCGGCGCGGAACTTCGGCGCGAGCCCGTTGAGCGTCGACTGCACCGGCACGTCGCGCGGCGGCTTTGGGAGTTTCACAGCACGTCCTCGGGCGCTGGCGCTGGCTTCGCGGCGGTCAGCACCGAGCGGTCGGCCCAAGTAAGCGGCGCGTCCTCGGGCGCTGGCGCCAGCGCCGGCTTCGCGGCGGCCAGCCCCGAGCGGCCGGCCCAAGTGAGCAGCGCGCCGACGCAGACGACGACCGTCGACCACGGCTCCGCGACGTGCGAAAACGTGCCGCGCACCTCGAGGAGCCCGAACAGCAGCGTCGCGAACCCGATGGCCGCCGTCAGGCGCGAGCGGGTCAGGAACTCACGCATCTTCTTCACCGTGTCCATCATACTTCCCCCTTGTCAGATTGGTGTTCGATTCGGTCCAACCGGCGCGCGAGGTCCGCGCCCATCGCGGCAAACTCGCGTTTCATGCTCTCGAACTGCAGCTGCATCTCAGCGCCCTTTGCGCCTTGGCCCTGCCACTCGCGCAGTCCATCCTCGACGGTGACGAGCCGTTGCGCGAGCCGCCCGTACGTCATGCCGGCGAATAGCAGGACGCAGACGCCGCTGATCGCGCCCGCCGTGGCGAGGATCAGCTCCCACGCGCCGGGCGTCATGGCACCGGCACCAGCGCCAGCACCGCCGCGCTGCGGGACGGCTCCAGCAGCAGCGCGATCGCGCCCCATTCCCAGAGCTTGCCGATAGCGGCGTCCATGAGTGGTCCTCGGTCAGATGTAGAAGTACAGCGCGGAGAGTTGCGAGCGCGTCGCAACGACGTTCCCGCCCGCGTCCCGCATGTCGATGGTAACGAACACGTTATTAGGACCGATCTTGCCGTTCGGCGGCATCACGCCGTCGCTGTACGCGCGCCCGCTGCCGATGGTGCGCGGCGAGGTGACGCCGGTCGTGATGCCGGTCGGCGGGAACACCGGCCCGCTGGCGGGGATCGTGATGCGGTAGTCGCCGCCCGCTGGCAGGCCCACGCCCGCCCACGTCGCGACGAGGTTGCCGGCCACGTTGGTCGTGCCGGTGTTCGTGATCGTCAGCGACGTAATCGACGACGGCGCCCCGCCGCCTGACGCGGGATCGGCCGACGACCCGGAGAACGCGAGCCACGAGGTGCCGCGCGACGCCGGCTTGCCGCGCATCAGCAGGACGGCGCTGTTCCCGTTCGGGGTGGCGTTGTCGAGCGTGAGGGTGATCGCCGCGACCGCCAGCCGCTGCGTCGCGGAGTGCGTGGTGTCGTTGGCCGGCACGTCGATCACGTCGCCCGCCTCCGGTGCCCAGAAGCAGTGCGTGATGCCGAACGTGTGCGTGAACGGCGGCAGCTCGATGTCGGCCAGGATCGCATCGGCCATGCGCTTCGCGGTCGCCGCGGAGTTGATCTGCGACGTCGCGGCTTCCTTGATAATCAGCTTCCGCGTGCCGTACAGCGCGACGCTGCTGCCGCTGATCGCCGTGTAGTACGATTGCACGCCGCTGATGGTGTAGATGATCTGCACCGTGTTCCGCAGACCGGCGAGGTCGAGGGCCGCGCCCTGCACCGTCGCGACCTCAAACGGGATGATCGTGTACCGCGCGGCAGCGGCCGTCCGATCCGGCGCGAAGAACCGCAACTCGCTGAGGTCCGGCCCGTTCCAGCGGTAGCGCACGAGCCACCCGATCTGGTCGGTGAGCTCTGCCATCTTCGCCCACAGCGAGTCGCCACGTTTCGCGACGACAGCGAACGGCGCGGCGGGTGGTGCCCACGACGGCGACACGACGGTGATGAGCGTCGGGGCCGCAGCGCCGAGCGCCTCGGTGAGCATCGCCTGCAGGATCGTCTCGACCGGCGTCGACCCGTTGCCGTAGCTGACCGTGCGGTCGAACGTGGCGTCGAGGACCGGCACCAGCAGGTCGCGGCAGTTCAGCGTGATCGTCTGCCCGTCGTTCGCGTCGATGCGGTCGATGGTGCCGGTGAACACCGTGACGTAATCGGCAGGCGCGGGCGCCGTTGGCAGTGGCAGGATGGCGAGCCGCACGCGGACGCGGCGCGCGAGGTCGAGCAGCGTGCCCGAGGCGTTCGCCGTCGCCGTCGCCATGAGCGGCGCGATACTGGTGTTCCCCAGCCCAGCGCGCACGGTGATCGTCGCGGACGTGGCCGGGGTCTCCAGCTGCTGCGTAATGCTGGCGTTCAGCACGTAATCCAGCCCGCCAATCGCGGCGAGGTTCTGCCACACGCTCAGCACGTCCTGCACCTCGACGAGCATGTAATGGCCCGCCCGCACCGCTTGGATGTGCGCGCGCTGCGTCGCCGTGATCCGGTCGTTGATGAGATACGGGTCCGGCGGCACCGCGACCTGCAGCAGCGTGCGGGTCGCGCGGACCATGCCCGCCTCGGCCGCCGCGCGCACCGCCCCTTGCAGCAGCGTGCGGGTCGGTCGCGTCGTGCCGACCTCCGTCGACGCGCGCACCGCGACTTGCAGCAGCGTGCGCGTGGCGCGCACCGTGCCCTGCTCCGCTGCGGCACTCGCTGCAGCTTGCAGCAGCGTGCGCGTGGATCGCGCTTCATTCGGCACGGGTTACGAGACCTCGAATCCTATCTCGACTGCCTGCAGTTCCGCGAGCGTGAACGCGGCGGCGGTGACAGGGTTGGTGATCCCGAAGTTACGCACGATCTCCGTGTACGCGCCGGTCGACAGACCTTGCGAGGTGCCGACGTTGGTCGTGCCGCCTGAGCGCACGTTCACGCTCAGGCTCGCCGCGCCGTTCGGCGCGCGTGCGGTGATGATCGCCTTGATGTTGCGAAAGGTGGTCGCCGTCGATGCCAAGTCCGTCATCGCGTACATGTCGCGCGTCGTCACGACACTCGACTCCACGTAATCCGTGTCCGTGGTGTGCCCCGGCAGCTCGTCCTGCGACTGCCAGTTCGTGCCGGTGTTCGGCGTGAAGGCGGCGTTCGCGCCCGCGCCGCTCGGGACCGCGTACACGTAGCGCGTGTCGCCCCAATACCCGTTATCGGGCGACGCGCCATCGCTGTCGTTGAGGTAGAAGTCGGCGCTGGCGGATCGCTCCGAACCATTTGTTAGCCACGCAACGCCGACTTGCCCGCAGTTTGCGGTGCCGTTCGCGTTGTTCAGCCCCGTCAGCGTCATCTCAGTCGCCACGGTGATCCCGCGCGTGGTCCGCACCTCGATCGCGCCCACGGTCGCGCTGATCGTGTACGACACCTCGAGGTAGAACCACTCGACCAGCGAGTAGAAGCCGGTGCTGGTCCCGAGGATCGTGCCCGCGTTGTTGTGCGCGGTAATGCGCCCTGCGGTGTTCATGGCGATGTAAAACTGCCGGGCGCCTGCGGCGTTATGAAACGAAACCAAGGGGTTGGTCACAGTCATGACCTGCCCCACGTCGACGACCAGCACCCGCAAGCCACAGAACCCAGTCGTATGCGTCGTGACATTTTTAAACGCGCCCGCTCCAGCGGCGCCGCCTTGATTGCGGAGCGACTGCCCATTCGGAGGCACAGGGTTCGTGGCAGTGATGATTTGCGCGTTCTGCACGTTGTCGAACCGCAGCCCGACTTGCGACGCGCCGACCGCCAGCCCGCCCAGCCCTTCTGCCCACAAGTTTGCCATGATCGTCAGACCTCTCGGATGTCGAGTGACACGGTGTACAGGGACAGCACCTTCAGCGCGGGCCGGATGCGGACCATCGCGCTGATCGTGATGCTGCGGACGGTATCGACCACCGACACGATGGCGTCGGCGGCGGTGTTCGTGCGGAGCGTCGCGAGTTCGGCCACGGTCAGGAACGACGTGGTGCCGGTCCAGCGCCGCTTCTCGCTGCGGACCTGCGTGGCGAGCGAATTGTTGTAGGTGCGGAACGCGTCGCCGGCCCGCTCGAAGTCTTCCTCCAGCGGCTCTTGCATCGGGTACGCGACAGCGGCGATGGTGATCATTGCACCACCGCCCGCGACCACTGATCAGGGCTGTAGCCTTGCTGCCCCGCCATCCGCTGCAGTTCGCGCACGATGCGCTCCGCTTGCTCGCGCGTCGTGCCTTCCGGCACCGTGATCGTGACCGGACCGGTCGTGATGCTGTTGGACATCGACGAGGCGGGCGGGCGACCGGCCTCAAAGCGGTACGGGTTCGCGCTGAACCCGCTCGGCGCGAGGTACGTGCCAGCGCCAAGCGCACCCTGCATCTCGCCGGTGAGCTTGTTCAGCTCCGCCGCCTGGACCTGCAGCAGCTTGCGGAACACGTCGGACTGCTTGCCGAACGCCTTCTCGACGGCCTCGCGCTCGGCCTTCTGTGTCGCCAGCAGCTGCAGCCGGCGCGCCTCGTCGTCGCGCCCCGTGGCGATCAGCGCGCGCTGCGCCAGGTCGTCCATCGCCGTCGCCGCGGACTCGGCGAGCGCCTTGGCCGCGGCCGCCTTCTTCCGCCCGCCCATCAGCCCGCCGATGAGGCCGGCCGCCCCGCCGATGATGCCGCCGATGGCCGTCCCGAGCACGGGCACCACCGAGCCGATCATGGCGCCGGTCGCCGCGCCCGCGAGCGCGCCCGCCGCGGCGCCCTTGCCGGTGCCGAGCCGCTGGCCGAGCCCGCGGCCGAGCAGGAACGTGCCGGCCGCGACGCCGAGGCCAGGCAGCGACGTCGCGCCCTTCACGAGCTTCGAGCCGAAGCCCGGAATCGCGAACGGGTTGCCGCCGCCGAGGCTGACGCCGCCCATCGTGCCGAACCCACTGAGGCTGGCGAGCGACCCCATGCCGCGGCCACCGGACGCCATCGAGGCCGAGGCTCCGTTAGCGCCGCCGCCGCCACCGCCGCCGCTCTGCAGCCGCGCGAGCGTGGTTAGCAGCGCCTGCGTCACGCGGGCCGCGAGAACCTGCGCGAACGCCTGCAGCGCGAGCTGCTTGACCGAATTGAAGAAATCCGTGAACGAGCGCAGCCCGCGCGTGAACAGGCCCTCGAGGCCGCTCGCGAACGCGTTCTGCAGGCCGATCGCGAGCGCCTGCGCCACCTGCTGCATCCGGGCCGCGGCGGCCTTCGCACGCTCTTCGGCGCGCTCTAACGCTTGACCGGCCGCAGCGCGGTCAAGCGTGAGCCGAGCGTCGAATAAGGTGGGAGCGGTGACGCGATTGGGCACTTCATCGAGAAGCACGGCTCTCGGACTTGCCGCGCGCACCTTGCTTGCGAGCGCGGAGACTTCCGCCGCTTGCGCCTTTATCAAGCTCGCGACGACTTCGCTCGTCTCGCCGTACTCGACAACCGCTTTCTGCAGCTCGCGCTGCTGCTTTACCGCCATCACTTGCTGCTGCACGTCGAGCCCGGCCCCAAACGCTTCGAGTTGCCGAACGAACGTGTCCGCGATCTCGTCGGCAGCCTTTGCGGCTTTCTGCGCGGCTTTCTGCGCGGCTTTCTGCGCGGCGTCGGCATCAACAGTGCCGCCGAGCGCCGCAGGGGTCCGGTCGGCGGTGATCGTGATCGCGCTCCCGCGCACGCCGATGCCTTGATCCGACAGCAGCGCGCGGTTGTCGATCGCGCGGCGCAGCGACTGCTGCGTCTCCATCAGCCGCGCGCCCATCAGCATCCGGCCCGCGCCGTCCTTCGCGGTCGTGATCTGGCGCTCGAGCTGCGCAATCTGCGCGTCCAGGTCACGCGCCGCCGAGACGCGCGCCTCGGGCGTCATGGACTCGAACGCCGCGCCCCGCGCCGCGCGATCCGCGGCGACTTGGCCGGCGCGACGGCCGGCGAGGATCTCCGCGCCGGCCATCAGCGCCGCGCTGCCCTTGACGATCAGCCCGAGCGGCGACGCGGCGGTGACCGCCGACAGCGCCGCCACGGCCGACGTGGTGGCCGCAATCGCGCGCGACAGGCCGTAGAACAGCGCGGCGCCCTTCGCGATGCCGACGAGCAGCGGCCCGTTCGTCTCGACGAAGGTGCCGATCTGCGCCAAACTGGTTGCGATCTTCTGCGCCGCCTCCTGCGCGTCCTTCGAGCCGCCGACGAACCGGATCAGACTGTTGCGGAGCGCGACGAACCCGTCGGCGATCGTGCGCGGCGCGTCGCCGACCTGGCCCCGCATCTCGGTGAGCGCCGGGATCAGCGCGTCCGCGACCATGCGCGCGGTGAGCTCGCCCGCCTCGCGCATCTCGAGCAGCCGCTTGCGCGTCACGCCGAGCGACGCCTGCAGCTTCTGGATCACGACCGGCGCGTTCTCATTCACCGTGCGGAACTCTTCCGACGCGAGGACGCCGGTGTTCATCGCCTGCGAAAATTGCATAATCGCCGACGACGCGGTCGCGCCGGACGCGCCGGAAATCTTCAGCGCCAGCCCGAACGCCTCGGTCAGCTCGACGGTCTCCTTCGTGCTCAGGCCCGTCGTCGTCTGCGCCATCGCGAGCTTCACGTACAGCTCGCTCGTGTCGACGATCGACGTCCGCGTGCGGTCGGCGATGCTGTTCAGCTGCGCCAGGACCGCCGCGCGATCCTTCTCGCCGTTCGTCACGAGGCCGAGCCGGACCGACAGGGTCGTGTACTGGTCAGCGAGCAGGCCCGCCTCGCGCACGCTGAACGCGCCCGCGACGATCGCGCCGAACCCGCGCACGGTGGCGCCGAGGCTGTTCACCTCCTTCGACGTCGTGGCGGCGGTCGCCCCGAGGGTGCCGACCGCCTTGCCGAACGCCTGAGTCCGTGCCGCCGCGGCGGCCGACGCTGCCGACAGGATACGCGCCGCCTCGGCGGCGTCCTTCTTCGACTTCGCGAGGGCCGTGACACGCGCCGCCGTCGCCGCGCTGGTGGCCGCCATGCCCTGCAACGCCGCCGCACTCGCCGCGCTGGACCGGATGAGCTGCTGCAGCGACGCCTCGGTCGCGAACGCCGCGCGCGTCATCTTCGTGAGCGAGTCCGCCGCCTTCGCCGGTGCCGCCGCGTCGACCTTGATCTCGAGCTTCGCGGTCGTCATCCGGCGACCGCGCTGCAGAAGGCCGCGTCCATCTCGAGCACCCAGCGCGCGTCACGCGGCGTCAGGTCGAGCCCGAGCACCGTCGTCACGCTGCCCACGTCCGGCAGCGTGATCGCCCGCGGGCCGCTCATGCCGACCCCGCGGGTCGCCGACAGCACCTCGAACGCGTGCAGCGCCAGCGCGGCGCACGGCGGGACCGGCGCCGGCGTCACCTCGGCCAACGCTGCGGCGAACCCGATCGGGTCGCGCCGGTAGCCGGCCACGACGTGCGCGCGCGCGGTCAGCCCGTCCTTCATGCGGCGACTGCCTCGGACACTGGCGGTAACGTGCTGGCGGAGGGTCTGAGCGACGGCGGTAAAAAACGGTCCGCGTCCCCGCTGGCGGCGAGGACGAGCCCCAGCGCGAACGGGTTGTCGGCGAACAGCGCCGCGACCGCGTCCGGCGTGCACGCCGCCGGCTGGTTCCAGCCGACGACCAGCGCGGCGGCGTAGGCCGTGATCGCCTCGTCGCGCGGCAGCACCAGGTCCACGAACGTGGCCGGCGGCAGCGCCTCGAGCCCGCCGGGCGCCGCCATGGCCCGGTCCACGGCGGCCTGACAGGCCAGCCAGGTGAGGCGCGGGCGCGCGACCGCCGGATGATCCGGCCAGCGCACGTCGAGGGCCACCACGACCCCGTCAGCGCCCGCCAGCGTGACGCCGGCCTCGGCGTCGACCAGCGGCACGGACGCGACGACGCGCGTCCCCATCGTGAGCGGGACGGTGATCATGCGGCCGAGGTGCAGATGGTCAGCATGGAGGCGTCGCGGTCGGTCGCGGTCGGGATGCCGACGAGGATGGAGGCCGTCTCGAGCTGGGCGCCGCTCTCGCCGATCCGCTCCGTCTCCACGCTGCCGACGCTGAACTGGCCGACGTTGACGGCGACGAAGCCCTGCGTGCCCGCCTCGCGGTACATCAGCTGCAACGACAGGGTGCCGGTCTCGTTCAGGAACTGCGTCATCAGCCCGGTGTTCTGCTTCAGGAACGTCAGCGAGCCGGTCACGCCCGCGACGCCGTCGAACACGTCCGGCGTCAGCACGCTGCCGATCACCGGCGTGGACGAGAGCCCGAGGTCGAGCGTCAGGGACGCGGCGGAGAGCGTCGCGACCTGTGCGCCGTTGTAGCACACGATCGCGTCCACGGCGACCATGCCGAGCGTGGTCGTGTCCGTCGCGGACGTGAAATACTGCGACGAGGCCGGCGCGGCCATGTCCTGGCCGATGAAGCCGAAGTCCACGCCGACCATGCCCTCCGGCGGCTGGGCGAACGCCAGCGAGGCGACGCGGCAGCCGAGGAACCGCTGCGAGCTGGCCGCGCCGGCCTCCCAGTGCTCGACCGAGAACGAGCGGCGGACGGGCGTCGCGCCGGCCGCCAACTTCTTCGGGCGCGTCACCGTGACGCCGGTCGGGCCGGACGCGTCGACCACGCTCAGCCGGTTGCCGACCGTCGCGGTCGTCGTGCCGACGGCCACCAGGATCATCGGGATGCCGGAGTTAGCGCCGACCGCGGAGTTAAACGTCACCACGTCGCCGACCCGGAACCCCTCGCCGCTGAATGAGCCCGATGCGCGCGTCATAATCCCGGTCGCAGCGACGTAGGTCGTCAGCGTGAACGTGGCCGAGGTCAGCGGCGCCGTGTAGGTCGCGCGCAGCGCGGCCTCGAGCAGCGTGTCGAACGACCCGAGCGACAGGTCGCCGGCCAGCGAGCCGGTGACGGACCGCGGGCCGTGGCGCCCGCGCACGCGCTGCAGGTCGCTCCGGATCTCGTTCGGGCTGATCGGCGCCTTCGTCAGCGACAGGCCGCTGCCCGCGTTGGTCCGGAACCGGCGCGCGGTGGAGTCGTTCGTCGGCAGGACGCCGAAGGCGGTCTCGACGCGGTAACGAGTGTCGACGTTCGGCTGGAGCTGGAATGACACGCCCATAATCGGTGCCTCTTATGCGGTGTGGAGAGTCGTGCGGAATGCGGTCGCGGTCAGTCCGACCGTGATGCGGCGGTAACCCCACCCGTCCGGCAGCACGCGCAGCGCGCCGGGGTCGAGGGAGGTCAGGGCGAGCAGATGCGTGGCGTCGAAGTCGGTCAGCGTGCGGCCCGGCTCGAACGTCTCGGCGATCGCGTCCGGCACGCGGTCGAGGTCGTGGAGCAGGCAGGCGGGCGGCGTGCGGAGCGTCAGGAACCAAAGCGGGCGCGTCTGCGTGGTGCCGTTCGCGATCACGATCGCGGTGCCGGCCCGCAGCTCGGTCTCGAGCACCGTGGCGGTCCCGATCGCGGTGCCGACGACGCCCTCGTCGCGCACCAGCGGGAGGTCCGGCACCCGCTCGAGGTGCGCGCGGAGCAGCGACCGGATCACGGCCTGTTTCACGGGGAACGCCGGAGCCGACGCGCGGCGAGCGCGACGATGCTCGGCCACGCCTGCACGGTCGACGCGATCCACCCGGACACGAACGGCGCGCGCGGCGTCGTGCTGCCGTCCTCGAGGTAGGGCAGGTACTCGGTCGAATTGCTGATTGTGACCGTGTCGGCGAGGTCGGCGGACGCGATCACGAGCGCCATGCTCGGCGCGGTGCCGTTGGCGCCAGGCGTCGAGCCGTCGAGCGTCGCGTGCCACGAGTTGCGGGCGAACCCCGTCTTGACCGGCGTGCCCATCGCGTGCGCGCCGCCGACGCTGACGTTGTCGGCCACGTCCTGCGCGGCCTCGCGGAACACCGTGCGGAGGTCCGCCTCGGTCTCCCGTGCCCAGCGCGCGACGATGGCGGCGGCGTCGCTCACGCGCGCACCGTCAACCGATAGAGCGGCGGGGTGGTCGCGTCGGCGTCGCCGAGGTGCGTGACGTCGGCCACGGTGTACGGGACGCCGGCGACGGTGAGCGTGTCGCCCGGCATCGGCGCGACGCTGACCGAGCGGCCCGGCACGAGCAGGGCGCGGGTGGTCTGTCGCTGCGCCGTCTCGCCGGCGACCGCGCGTGTGGGCTGTGCTTTCGCCCATATCGCGGCGCCAGGCCACGTGGTGACGACGTTCGGGGCGACCACGCCCGCGATCGGGTCGTAGCCGCTCGGCACCTCGCGCCGGAACGTGCACACGAAGCCAGTCAGGCCCGAGGGCGCGATCAGCGACGCGGCGAGGTCCGCGAAGCGGGCGACGAGCGTCATGCGCGCACCACGGCCAGCGCCCCGCCGCTGGTCAGCAGCGGGGCGAGCAGCGCCAGCACGGCCGGGTATCGGCGCAGCACGCCCATCGCGTCCGTCGCGCTGGCGAGCCCCTGCCGGAACTCCACCTCGAGCACGTCGACCTTCGCGCGCACGTAGCGGTCGGCGTCCGTCACGCCACCGTCAGGCGACGACTCGCCCTCGGCGAGCAGTGCCAGCGCCAGTTCGGCGCACGCCTCCGTCACGCGGCGCGGCAGTGCGGTGGACGGGATGAAATACCCGACGCGGTCAGGGTCGTCGACCGTCTCGCGCGGCCACTGCAGCGCCTGGGCGGTGACCGTCGCCTCACTGTCGAACGACAGGCGATCCATCATGCGTGTCGCGGTGCGGAGCGCGCGCTCCCGCGTGTCGGGCGTCGAGGCGGCCATGCGCGACGACGCCAGCGACCCGCTGGCGTACGCCGTGAACGCGGCGTCCGTCAGGTAGCTGTTCGCGGCGAGGCCGCTCACTGTCGCGTCGATCGGCATGGCGTCTCAGGGTGTGGCGTGGATGCAACACCACGCCGTCCCACCGCCCAGCGTCGGGCAGTGGTCCGGCGTGCGGGCGGATCAGCCGAGGATCTTCGCGACGTGCAGCGGGCGGACCACCTGCCAGCCCCACAGGCAGTCGAAGGCCAGGCGCACCTGCTTGTGCTGGCGCGTCAGTTCGCCGCGGATCGACAGGCCCGTCTGCGGATCCTGCAGCGTGTAGGTCTCGCCGATCCCGTTCATGTCTTCCAGCGGGCGGCTGCAGAACATCACGGCGTCCCGGTGGAACAGCAGGCTCTGGTTGTACGTCGCGCCGGCACCGACCAGCGTGATCACCTCGCCACCGACTGCCGCGCGCTCCAGCCCACCGGCCAGCACCACCGTGGTGTTCGCGGCGGCTGCGACCGACACGGCCGTCAGCACGACGTAGTTGCGCGCGTGGCCTGCGATGCTGATCGAGTCGCCCGCGACGGCGGCGTACGCCGCGCCGGCGGCCTTCGCGATGCTGATCGTGCTGACGTCAATCGCGAACGCGCCGTTGACCGTCATGGCGCCGGCACCGACCGCGCCCGTGGTCTGCGTCGGGATCAGCTGGTCGCCGAGGAACGGGGTGCCCAGGAACGGGCCGGCCTCGCCGGTCACGAGCGGGTTGGACCCGTCACCGCGACGGTCGGCCTGCGCGATGTTGGCGAGCGCCAGCCCGCCCCAGTACGCGGTCGGGTTGTGGATCGCGAAGCGACCGGCGCGCGGTGCGCGGGCGATGTCCAGCTGCCCCAGTGCGCCGCGATAGAACGCGTCGTCGGTCGCATACGGCAGGTTGGCCGGGGTGCCGTTGAACGACATGCCGGCGCGGTTCTTCATCAGCGTGTAGCCGTCCGCGTTGATGAACTCCACGAGGTCGACGGCCATCTGGTTGACCTGCTGCGGCATGTTGCCCGCCTCAATGTCGCCGACTTCCTTGTCGGTCAGACCCATCGACCGCTCGAACCACTGGTTGAGCGTCAAGGTGACCGGCGTGGTGTCCGCAGCCTGCGGCGCGACCGGCGCGGCGCCCGCGGTGACGGCCACGGGAGCCAGCGACACCGGCAGGCGGAGGTTGATCGTGTCGCCGCGCATGGCGGGCGCGGGGTCGTTGTCGCGGTTGACGGCGCGGGTGAGCAGGGACTGCGCACGGAGCGCGCCCAGGAACTGGGCGGTGACCGTCGGGAGGAGCGTGGTAATTGGCATACAGGCCTCGGTGTCGTGCGAGCCCGTCATGCGGGCCGCTGGGTGGCATTCCAGCGGGCGCGAAGTGCGTCAGCCGGTCACAATGCCGCCCCAAGCGGCCGAACAGTTGTGGTGCGCGGCGACCCA